AAAATTCTTGTAGGAAAAATATCTACTTCATAAGCACTTTGAACTCTGAATCTAACAGTAGGAGCGGGAAGGCTTGTGCTAGATGGGGTTACTTCATTAAAAATTGTGTCATTAGTAAATCCTCTTATATCTATATTAGTACCAAAAAAACTATCAAAGTCCATTATCTTAACTTCTTCATTACCACTTGACCCTTGATGAGAATAATTCAACCTAACATAAAATTTTATACCAGTTATACTAGAATTAGTAAAATTTCCTTCAAAAAACCCAAAAGGGTCGCTAAAAAATTGAATATCTAATTCTGCTTTTTTTACTTGACCTACATTTTCAACATCTTGAGCAGATAAACTAGCAAAAGTTGTTAAATCAAAGTCTAAAACATTATTAGCATTTGTAACTGTTGCACCATTAACTTGGTTATTTATAGAAACTCCAGAAGGATACATATATAAGTATCTACTTCCTAATGTTTCATGTTGAATAACACATTTAGTTGAATCGTTTGTTACTGTTGTAAAGGTCTTAATTTGAGCTAAATCATTTACATCTGTATCATTTACCCACATTTCATCTATAGATTTACATTCATGTCCTGCAATATACCAGTTACTAAAACTTTGAGTGGCTGTTTTATGTTCGCCCATATCAACACAAGGAACTAAATTAGTTTTTTTGCTAAAGTTTGCATTAGCAACTGTAGTATTATTAATGTTTGTAACATGGTCTCCGTAAATTATAGGTTTTGATTTACCTAAAGATTTGCTTGGGGGATCAGCAACTACTTTATCAGCTTCAGTGATTTTGTCCTGTCCTAATTCTAAATTAACATTAGATGTGCTATTTTCTATAGGTAAAGTAATTGCATTTTGTGTATAGGTTGGCACTCCACAAATGCCTTTATATAATAAACTTCCATTACTTGTGTCATTTGTTTTATCTAATAACCAAATTTCAATAGGTCTGTTAAAAATGTCATGGGTTGCAAATATGTCTGAAACATTTGCATGACCTAAATCAATTAATTTTATTGAAAAACCACCAACAGATGAAACATGAGTTTTAATATCAATTCTTTCAGATATTTTTATATCAGATTGTAGCGAACCAAATACAGTGACATCTTCACCTTCATCATCATCATAAACAGTACAATCATCATTACTAAAATAAATAAATGAAGTAGTATATGGTGAAGCTATTAATCTTCTTTCTAATTTTACTAAATATTTTAAGTCACTTGAATCCCTAGCTATTTCATTAGTTAGAGAAGTTGGAAAGCTAAGCATTAGTAGAAACCCTATTAAATCCCAGCCTTGCTCTATCTTCAATTATATTTGCTAATTTGTCTGCTTGTTCTTCGCTACCTAAAAAATCACCTTGAATGTTTACTGTGACACCACCCATACCACCAGCAAGATTTTCCTGTTGAGCTTGATTTAAAATTACCTCTCCTGGAGTAAGCATGGCAGGAACTGTGTCGCCCTGACCTCTATTTACGCCCTGAACAATTCCGCCTTGTGCAAAACTTTGTGATTCAATCTTAGTTACATTAGCTAAACCTGTTGCAGTAACAGCTGCAGCTAAGGCAAAATTAAAAGGTGGAGGTGCAGACGCTAACGCTTTATTTGCTCCAGCAAATGTATCGATAAGTGCTTGTACTTGTGCAAGTCTTTTAGACACCAAGGCACTTCCTTTTGTAGCTGCATTTAATTGCTGTAAGCCACCTATTAATTGTGAAGTTGCATTTGCTCTAAAGCTAATTTCGTCAGCCCTTATTTTTTTAATGCTATCACTTGCTAATTTTTCTATATCTGCCCTTTCTATTCCTGCTTGTTTAAACCTTTCTAACTGATCAACTAAAATTAACCTTTGTTTATCCGCATCATTTAAAGATAATTCATTTCTTAAATTAACAAATTCTTCAAAAGCACTTAATCTTTCAGCTTCAGTTAATGCTTCTGCTTCTTTTAATTCAACTGGCAATAATTTGAATTGTTCATTTAATTCTTTTCTAAAGTTTAATTCACCTTCACTTAACTCATTTCTTGTGTTTACGCTTTTTTGAAAATTTTTATTAGCTTCTTCTGAAATATCATTTTCATCTTTTGCTCTCTTTTGAGCATCATTTAAAATCTGAGCATACATATTTTTAAAAAGACTAGCTATCTTTTTTGCATCTTTATCTGCTTGAGTAGATAACTCTGCCTGTTTTTTTGCTATATTATCAAAATCGCCTGAAATAAATGGCATTGCATCAGCAATATGTTCTTTGATAGTTAAACCAAATAGTTCAGCCCTGCCCTCTATAGATCTAAATGCAATTTTTATAGTTTCTTCAAAAGCATCCATTATAGCAGGTAAACTATTTTTTACTGCACTACCTAAATTGTTAAAACCTATTTCACCAAGCTTTGCAAATTCTCCATTTACTTCTTCAATTTTTGGTTGTATTATATCAATAATAACATTACCAATTTCAATCATAATAGCTTGAATTGAATTTTTAAGCATTGACATTTGTTGATTGAAACCGCTAGACATTTTTTCAAAAGCTTGTTCAGTTGCTCCTTCTGATTTACTTGCAAATTCTTCAACATTAGATGTTAATGTTGTAAAGTTTTGAGCCATAGTCTGAATACCTAAAATAGCTTCAACTCTTGGAATAATCTTTTTTAATGTGTCAGGATCAATACCTTGAAATTGTTTTATAGTAGAAACTAAATCTAATGTGCCATCATCAAACCTTTTAATCTCTATACCAGCTTCAGCCATTGCTTTTTTAGAAGTTTCTGCTGGAGATTGTAATGATACTAATGTTGCCCTTAATGATGTTGTTGCTTGTGCTGTATTAATACCTGAAGCGGTAAGGGTAGCCATCGCTGCACCTACGCCATCTAGCCCTAACCCTGCCGATCTTGCAAATGGTAACACTTGACCTAAACTAGCACTAAGTTCCGTCATAGTAGTTTTACCAAGCCTTACAGTAGTAAATAATTGATCTGCTACTTTATTTGTATCATCAGCACTAAGACCTAGAGCATTTAATGAGGTTGTAAGAAGGTCTGCAGCTTCAGCTACACTTGTAACACCACCAACTGCTAATCTGCTAGAAACTTCTAAAACCTCTGCACTATCTGCCACGCTACTAAAACCAGCAGAAACAATGTCATATTTTGCTTTGCTTAATGAATCTAGAGCTACACCAGAGCTGATTGCAACAGATCGTAATTCTCTAGACATTCTGTCTAAATCTCTTGAAGTAGTATTTCCTAATAATGTAGATACTTCTAAAAGACTTTTTTGAAAATCCCCTGCTAATTTTGTAGATAAAGCACCAAAACCAGCAGTTGCAATGCCAGCTTTTACTCCAATATTACTAACAGCAGAACTAACATTTTTTAATGCCCCTGTAGTTTTCTTAGCACCTTTTATGCCAACTTTTAATATTAAATTTTTAGCCATCAGATTTATGCTTATTTACGTTATTAATTTCTTGTTCGATTATCCCAAAACAATCAAGTTTAAAAGCAGAAATAGAATCAAAGTCTTTTCCTAAAGGAACATTATAAGTTGTAGCAAGTTTATAATCTTCTAATATATCCCAAACCCACTTTTTTATATGTTCTTTTGGGTTACAAAAAAAGGGCATTTCATAATATAAAGTCTGACCTATGCCAAACTTTTCTACACCTTTTTGATTTAACACTTTTCTTATTTCAGCTTCAACCATTTTACTATTTTCAAAAACAATCTTTTTATTGGTAACAGGCGACCGAGCTGTGTAAGGGTAATCTAAAAAATTGTCTGGAAAACCTAATTGTGTAAACCAGACTGCACATCTCAATCGCCAGTAGAGTTTCCCGTATCAAGACCCATATACGCTACTATTATTTTAGCTAAAACTTCATCTTCTTGCATAGCATCTAATCCTTTTAACTTTTTTTCTGCTTCTTTTTCATCTTTAAAAGCCAACAAGGTAAATTCATCTGCAAGATCATGCATTAGTTCAGGTTTTTTTGGATCATCATCTTGTAAACTAAAAACTAATTTTACCTTTTTATAATGATCACGTCTTTGTTTTCTAGTAATGTCATTTACTTCAAACTCACCATGCTTTGTTTCAACTATCATAATATTCCTCCCTATTTTATTACCAAGTTGTTATTGCACTGTTTTCAAATGTCTCTAACTTAAATGCTGGATCACTTCCATTTTTTACACACTCAAATTCTAGCGTATGAAACACACCAGTTTCACTTAGGTCTTGACCAGGATCGCCTGTATATTGTATTTCAGCTGTTATTTCCATTTCCCCTGCAGCATCATTACCAGCACCATTAATTAAATTAAGGGTCATTGTATCTCCATCAAGAAAATCTTGGATAACATTATTATCTGCACCATAATCAAACTCATCATCATACTTAATAACAAGGCTACCAGTTACAACATATTCAGGAAATACATATACTTCAGCATCACCATTAGCATTGAAACCAACTCTATTAACACCATTTGAAATGTTAAAAGCGAATGATTTCATTATAAATGTTTGGTTTGCATTCCCTTCAACATCTAGAGTTCTTGTGTCAAAGTCCATGACATTAAAATATGTGGTCTGGGCATCAACAAAACTGCCATCAAAAGTCTGTTCTAATGCTGTTCCTGTAGCAACTGGATTGCTAAAGCCACTAAAGTAATTACCGCTAATGCTAACAAGCCCATTATTAGCTCCTACATCACCTGTTATTGTCATATCCGATACTACTACGCCTGTAACTTTAATGCCTTCGCCTGCAGCTGGATAGTAAGCAAGATTGACACTGTGAGGCATGCCACTTGATACAGTTCCACCCATAGAGTTTAAATTACTCGACCCATCTATTTTCATTGAATGTAAAGTAGAACCTGATGTTGTATTTTCTTGCCCAACTAAAAGTGCATGCTGTGCTAACGTTCTAGGTGTCGCTATCATTTCAAAAGGCGCAGTTACCGTTCCTCCTCTAAGGTTTACTATCGTATCTGAAGCGTTTTTTACACTACCTCTTCCACTTAGTAATCTTGATTCCCTAGAAATATTAAATGTTGGTTTCTGTGCCTGCACCACTGGTTGTGTTAAGTATGCAGTACCATCATTACCATCACTATCTAATCCCACTCCAAAGCTAGTTTCTGCCTTTAAACCATATTTTACCGAACTTACTGGGAGTACTCTTGTATCAGCCATTATT